CTGTAATCAGCGGAGAAGTCCTTCCATAGAGATAGATCATCCGCATTGGGGAGAGATCTTCCGGCGCCTCGGTATTGTTGACATCTATCCCGATGGCAGCTACAAGTATGGTCTTATTCAGCATGTTGTCGGCCACTAGACGGATTCTAACTTCTCTGTTATTTGTCGGAGTCGGTACGATTGTAGAATCCCCGAAATACTCCCAACTTGGAACCTCTACTATGAACTTACTTGTGGCGTCTGGAACCGTCTCCCAAGGTTCATCCAAAATGTATGCGGTAGTAGTATTGCTGATCACTCTTCTAGTCTGCCCGCGCCCGAGACCAGCAATTATTCGGACGAGGTAACCAACTTCTCCATTCACTATCATCCCGGTCGGTGAGAGTCCGTTGATGAAACCTGTATCAGTAATATCCGACGCTCCAGGCGCGCTAGTCGGCTCGCAGAGGATCAACAGTACATCTCCAGACTCTACTCCGAGAACCGCTGGGTCTGGAGATGTTGCATCAATAGTGAATTCACCAGTCCCATCCGTCCAGACAGAACATAGAAAGTTCCATACTGCTGCGCTGCCGTCCGTGGCATCAGCAATAATTGAAATTACCCGCCCTGCCCAGTTATCCCCCAATCCGACCAATTTAGCACAAGTGATAGATCTGGTTGCTACCGCCGATACTACCGCACCGATGACACCACCGTGAACTACTCTCTTAGCCTTCCCGCGTATCCGCGAGTGTAGCGGACTCGGCATCGTCCAGGTACTTCGCTTGAATTCTGAAGTCAGAGTAATACTTGTCGGTAGAGCAGCGGTTACCTCAACCTGCGCGCACATCATTATGTCCTCGTGTGCCGCGAAGACAACGTAGCCCGCGAAGGTCCCAGAGGGCCATATGATATTCATCAACTTGATCAGGTTGGTACTACCTGCCGGAATCCAAATGTGAATCAGATTAGATGGTAGGCTGAACAGGCCGGCGGCAGTCTTCGCTGCTACTGCAATCCAGTAATCCGTAGAGCCTTCAATTGAACCTCCGGTATCCTCGGTACTGTAGTTCCTGATGCGCGGCTGTGCGAAATTCGATACGAATGTATCCACAGGATCTTTTCCGGTTACTTGAAGGCTTGCTTGGATTGTCTGATCTGCCAGCGTGATGTATTCCTGGAGTAACCCGAACGTCCGATCATTCTCATCGAATAGCGGATCATCCGTCGGAGGTACTTCCTGATTCGGATGCCACACCGGACCATCCGGGTAGGAGGTAAGCATCTCCGTTTCAGGATCAGCCAGAACGTCTGCTGGTTTCGGCCCTGTTGCCATGGCATACATCGAGTCCGTGGTAGTGCGGCCCTGAATGTCGATCGAGTAATCTGCGTTTAGCCTCCATGACTGGACTCGGAATTCTCCGGCGCCACCCGGCATGTCGGCGTGGGTCAGTGAGCAGACCATTCCCGGCTCAGTATTCAGAGCAAGCACGGTGGTCTTGAACCCGAACTGTCGCGCCGCCTTCCACTCCGCCGCGGTGATGCCGCCCAACTCCTCGCGCAGCCTGGTGCTGATGATTCGCGCTGCCTGTGACTTCGATGCAGTGCCGGCGAGATTCATGTTGGATTTCAGGAATAGAGCGCCACATGCGCCCCCTAGAGATTCGGCAAAGTCAATGTCGTAGACTGAGATGGAATTCGCTACAAAGTCAAAATCCTCATCAGCAAAGTTCGCCGTCAGGTGGTTGAATGCCGGCCGTGCTGGAGAAATCTGTAAGGATTGAAATAGGAAGTTGCTGTCCGTGAATGGTTCTACAACGGATGAGTTCATCCGCATCCCAATTTTTAGTTTCCCAAACGAGAACGTGTAGTACCCCAGGCAGTTCATCAGAACCTCCTGGAGCCAATCGCGCAGCGGTTTCTCGCTATCTAGGATGCCGCGGAACTTGAATTGAATCTCACGCAGCGTATAGGCGACTGCGCTACCATCCCCCGGAGCCGATCCCAACTCCAGGTGTGTCTCATCCGTAACTGACGATATGGAATAATCCAAAGCTGATATCGTCATCAGCTTCGATGTCCAACCCTGGTTGAACTTCGGCCCGGATACCCACGTCAGGGTTGTACCGTCAATGTTCACAGTCCCGGTACCGGACACGATGCAGTCCACAACGGTATCGCAGCTCACCGCTGCTGCCGCCGCCGCCACCACGTCGAAGAACGTCTCAGCAAGATTCAACTGAGTGGATGTCGCTCCAGACCCGAGGCGTAGCCCGCGCGCGCGCAAGACCATATTGACCGCGATCCATATTGGGTTACTCAGATTGCCATAGGTCCGCGCTCCTGGCGCCGTCCAAATCCACCCGCTCAACCCGGACAGCACCCTGGCTACCATCGCATGATCAGATGGTTTTGATACCTGTGTGCCCTTCGGGTCATCGCGGCGAATCATCAAGAATGCAGTTCCAGCCGCGCGTTCGGCCGGCGCATCTGTGTCGTACCCGAATGCTGTAGTATTCGGATCCGGCCCGAGGCTAGTCAGCAATCCGTATGCGCCAGGATAGCCATGGTGGAGTTGGTTGTCCAGGGTATGACCATCAGCGTAAGCACCCAGTGGGCCTTCTCCTACCACGCCGTAGGCAGCATAGAACTCATTCTCCTCACGGCCGGATGAGATCTTCACATTCACCGGCATATCCGAATCGGTGTAAATCTCCGGAACTACCTCTCCGTACACCGAATCAGTAATGATTGATGTGCTGGTGATAGTCGGCCGCCCGAATCCCCACATCCCGCGCGAATTGTCCTTGATCCGCACAGCCTGCGGTTTCGCTGTGATGCCACCGAAGTACGTGCTCCGTGCGTGATACACGCAACCGGCCGCGGTATCAAAGCCTTTGTCGCACGGAGTCCCGTTGTTGCTGCCGGCCGCCGGGCAGTTGACACCATCCGCGAATTTCTTCCAGCAGGTGCGGGATATCTTCCGGGTGGGATAGGGCAGGTTCAGTTCGTAGAGACCATCCGCCGCGGTGACCCGGAACTCCGGACCAGCATCATATGACCAATTGACGATATCGCCCTTCCAGAGATTGAGTTGAATCAGACTGCCGATGTGGAGTAGCGAGAATTCGATGGATGCACGGTACAAGTCCGTATCGTTGGCCAGGTCGCGCATCACGCGGTCGGCGTTTCCAAATACAAACTGCGCCTGGTCAGATTGGCCATCGAGCGTCTGCGAAATTCCGTCGAAACTCAACAGCCGCGGTTGATACAATTGCGTGCCAACAGTACAGCGTCGGTCGGAAAGATAGATCGAATCATACCCGGATTCCAGAACGGTGATTTTGATGAGCGGGATGATTTCCTGAACTTGCGAGAGCAACGCTGCTTTTAGTGCCGTATCGGGAAATCGAGTAACTGCTGGTACTGATAGCGTGTACGTCGGATCGGTGGTCGGTATCTCTACCAGTGTGATGCCGATGGAACAGGCCCAGTCAGCGACCATCTCCCAGGACAGCGGCTCGTTGGCAAAACGGCAAGTATAGTGCGTTGTTCCGATCCCATTATCATTAGGAGCATCATAGGTGAATGCTCCGTATGGTCCGTAGTTCGTTTCCCAGAAAGTCTTCAGTGCTATACGATCAGCTTCGGTCAGGAAGCTGCGCCGGAGTGTGAATCGCCGCGCACCGTTACCGAGGTAGAATCGCTGTTCTAATTTCGTGGCCGCGCTTCCGAAACGATGGACCACAACCTCTGGCGCGTCAGCACTACCATACGGATAATCGAGAATCATCCCAGGAGAAACATTGGGACGTAACGGGAACGTGCCCGATGGTGTAATCACCGGGATAACGATATCACCAATCTTCTCGGCAGGCATCAGGCCAACTCAATGATAGAGATTTCTACCTCTACCGAATTGCGATTTACGGATTGCTGCCAGACTCCATCAAAGCGCACGGTATAGCGGCCCGTCGTGCCCGATGGTGTCATGGTGAATTTCGGACTAGTCTCCCATGGATCGTAGAAATAGAAAGGCTGGGATGGACCGCGGCGCGCCGTCCAAAATGCTTGAAGGGCTTCCCAGTCTGTCTGCTTCATGTGGCGTTTTCGGATGCGCCACGACTTTCGGTTTGTGTCGGCTAAACGCTGCCTCTGGGATTCACCGTTCCGGTATTGATTCTCCACCATCGGATATTCACGGGAATGGACAAATCCGGCAGATAGGCTGACCGGGAATATGGTGGATGGGGCCGCGTTGGCGATACTACCCGGCATTCGGCCCGCCTTTCGCGCACAGGCGCGCGCCACGGCATCCGCGAGTACCCGACCATAGGTAGGCATCCCCCCAGGTCTGTGGACGCCCCACGCGCCTTTGTGCCTGATTTAGCCTCATGCTGTTAAAGTCCCAGGACTGAGTTGCAGCGCCGTCAATTCCCGGCGGCTGGAACTGGATCTGATACCGGACGTGGCCGCTGCCGACACCAGCCGGCCGTTTCGGATGACTGCGTTCACCGCGATGTTCTCGATTACCTTTCCGTCTATGGCAACCGGGATTTCGAGCCGCACATTCGTGGACGGCGATATCTGCGTTGTGGTGTAGCTGGCGCCGGGACCGGTGCTTGCCATCTGATACATCGCCCCCCCGGATTGCATCAGCGACACCGCCGACATCTTCCCAGGCAGACCGCTGGTGGAGGCTCCCGTACTCATGGCATACAACTCTACGAGGTCTCGTATCTGTTGGCTGCGAATGGCCATGTCGAGGTTGCCGCCGAAGCCCTGCTTGGCCATGTCAACGATCTGCTTCAGCACGCCGTGGTCGCTGATATCCACCCCGTAGGTGGCCTTGATCTTCTGCCGCGCCTTTTCCTGCGCGCCCTTGAATAGCATTCGGATTAGGCCGGCGCCGCCGCCGATTGCCGCTCCGATACCTGCTCCGAGGAGAGTACCGATCCCGGGGAATAGCATCGTGCCGAGAGCCGCGCCTACCAGGGCGCCTCCGCCGGCAGACATCCCTGCCCCCAGTTTCCCGCCGCGCATCAGGCCCATGCTGGCCAGCAATGCACCCGCACCCAGTCCGGCGGTGGAGGTAGCGAAACCCGCGAGGCCGCCCCCGATACCGCCGATACCGGCCGCTGTAGTTGAACTGCCCGCCCCAAGAGATATCGAACCGGTGTTGAAGGCCATTGGGGCCAGGCCACCGAAGCCGCCTAACAATCCGCCCCAGCCGCCCGCACCGCCGCCACCAGCGCCAGCACCGCCGGGGACGAATGGCGGTGTTCCCATTCCGCCCCAAGCTCCTCCCGGTATCATGCCGCCGCCACCCATACCCCCGCCCATGATGCCGCCCAGGAGACCCATCAACCCGCCGCCGCCAGCCGTAGCGCCTCCTCCGGAGCGCCCACCGTACATCACAGGCATCAGCATCCCAGCAATCATCGTTGAGAAGGCTTGCTTGATCGGAGTCAGGATCGCTACCTTGAATATATTCAGGATAGATTTTCCCAGTGACTCCGACCGCGTAAGCAGAGCATCGAATATCCCATCGGCAGAGTGTCGCAATTCATCGAATCGGTTCCGCTGCAATTCAAGAATTGCTAATTGCCCTTCGCGTTCGATATCTAACCTTTGAATCGCAGCTTCTCTCTCGTCAATTGTTACGCCGAGGGACTTCTCAACTGATTGCAAGCGCAATTGTGCAATTTCTCGAATTGCAGCCAGTTCACCGCCAGGCCCAGCGATGAGCTTGATTCTCCTGGTTTGGAAATCCAATTCATCCTGTGAAGCACGCGCGCTTCTACCGCGCTCTTCTTGTACTCGTTCAATTTCATGTTTAGCCCGTGTTGCCATCGTAGCAGCAGATTCTTCGTATGATGGAGTCGGTTTGTAGGTAAATGTAGGAAGGTATGGCTGCGGTTGTGCTCCCGCGAATGCAGGACCGCGCAGGGATGGTATAGGTCGCTGTAATTGATATTGTGGCTGATAAAGAAATGCACCCTTCTTTTGTTGTTCCGCCAGAGTCTTTAATTGTTCCTGCCCGAGCCTTAATCCGCTTCTCAGTTGGTACTCACTCAGACCAGGAGTACCTAATCTATTCACCGCTGACATCAAATCCAGAGGCCCCTGCCATTCACCAGGTTCGGGTTGCAATCCTTCGGCTAATACTCCAGCGGCGGATATCCCCTTTGCCTCTCCCTTTAGAATGAAATAAATTGGAATTGCAAGGCCCGTCTTTACCTTGCGAACCATCCGATCCCACCAACTTTCAATCTCAGTGGTCATCTTCAGGTATTCAGAGAATTGTTTAATGTCCTTATCGCTGGGACCGATACTGAGTTCTTTGGCCCGAGCGAGGCCTTCACTGAGTTCCAAAAGATCAGGCAATAATTCTAACCCAGCCCGTCCAAATAGACGTAAAGCGATTGCGTTTCTTGTAGCCCAATCCTGCGTATCCCTCAATTTCAACGAGAGTTCTTTTAGGATATCAACGCCGGAACGCATTTGACTATTTGTATCACGCGATTTTACTCCAAGATCCTGCAATGTTTCTCTTGCTTTTTTGCCCTCCTCACTGGTATCATCTAATCCCTTTGAAAGCATCCGTATCGCTACCTCAACGGAACTGATATCACCGCCGGCCCGTTTCATGGCGAAACTAAGTTGTGATACTTCACGATTAGTTATCCCCATTCGGATAGCAGTATCCGATATTCGATCCCCATATTCTCCGAGACTCTTTGCGGCCATGAAACTAGATGTTGCCAATCCTGCGATAGCGGAACCTGCTACTAAAATACCAGCGCCTAAGGCTCCGAGAGATTGCACAGCCCCGAGAGCGGTATTCTTTAGCGCGGATAATGCATCTTCATACGAGTTGATCGAGGATGCTCCTGTACGGCCCGCCTTCGCAGTAGCTTGCTCCATTGCCGACAAATTCGTATTGATGCTCTTGATTGATGCATTCGCCTTTCCAGCATCAACCTCGACTATCAATTCTAGTTTGTTATCGGCCATGGTTATCTATCTTTTCCTGTTCGAGTTTGCCCTGCTCATCTTCGAGAATCATCATGACTGAATACTCATCGGCCCTGATCTCATCCATACCGATCGTGATCCCAAGTTTGACGGCACCTCGTAAATCCGCCGCACGCCGAATAAGTTGGCCGACTTCTGATTGTTGCGCGGCTTCGAGCTTATCAAGCGGGCAGTGATCACACCGGCCACTGTCCGGAGCATCCGGGCAGAGGCCAGGATCACAAAGCTCCTCACGGCGCAAGGCCCAGTGAATCACATACCGCGGCGATGGTCGCTCCGGCCATTCCGCGTCGGTCAGTTTGGGTCACAAGTCTCCTGGAGTATCGAATCAAGAGCATCGATAGCGGCCTTCACTGCGACAGCTTGGTGGATGATGGGAACCTCGCCAGTATAACCCTCAGTTGCCTCTAGAAGTTTGCGATGTAAGGTCCCTGCTGCCCCCAGATTGATGGTGAGTTCCTGACGACCATAAGGCAGATCAATCACGCGAGCGAATCCCCGGCGATATTCGATAACGTCCTTCGCCGACGGCATCTTCAGCAAATGGACCGCAGGGCCTCCGAGCACGCGTAAGGTAACACGGAAACTGTCCCCGATCTGTATCACGTCATCAACCTCTGCCAAACTGAGTTGATCAATGATCCGGCTGGCCTCGAACGGGTCAACCTCGGTATCGTTGTTATCGGCAATCCGGATTTTGGCCAGGAGCGCGGAGTCCACATCTTCCGCGTTCCCGATGGTAGTTTCCGACATCCCGCGCCCCAACTGCTTTACAATGATCTTGCGGCGCCGTTGGCGCTCGATCCATTCGTCATCGGATGGGAAACGAACGTGGATTGTTTTCATTCCCTCGGTTGTCCTGAGATTTAGGACAATGGGTCTTTCAGAATCGAACACGGTTGTTCTTTCCATAATTGTCTCACCGGCCTACGCTCCGATGTACTGCGTGTTGCACTTCGCAACAGCGGTTAGAATTCCGTTTGACACGTGGTACATCGGAAGGCATTCCACAGAGACGGTTACTCGTCCGTCCGAGTCGCCGACTTCCGCTGAAGAGAAGGCTAACTGATGCCACGTCAACTCCAACGAATTGTACGTGTCATGATTCAGCGAAACGACAGCCGTTCCGGTTGTCTGCGCCTTCAGTTTTTTCAGTTCGAGTGAGCCATCCTCAAACCGTGCCACGAAACGCAACGTCCCAACGCGGTTCCCATACTCCAGCCGGCCGCGGACAGCACCCGTCGTAGACGGCAAAACGGTCATCGTGTGCGGAGGTGTTCCATCCGACGTGATATCCACTTCTGTTCCGCCCTCTGTCTCACTCAATTTCATCGTGTCGGTGGCTGCGTTGATGACGTGATACACGGTCCCAGCAGTCAGGCCAGCAGGTAGTGCTGAACCGCTTACCGTCACCATCGCATTGTCCTGTAGTCCATGCCCGGCGGAGGTCACAACGTTGCTTGCAAAGGTTGTGGTGAATGTTCCGACCACCTGAGTTTGGAATCCGCAACCGGGGTAGAACCCACCATCCAAGCTGAGGTTATTCTTCCATCCCGTCTCAAGCGAGACGATGTTCTTGTTGGTCACGTAGTCCACGCCGTTGATCGTGATGGCCAATGATGCCGCCGGCATCAGGTTCTCAACCGTAGCCGCCGGAATCGTCAGCCCGGACGGATCGGTGATTTTCCCGCTGCCGACAAACTCAATGATGATTTTTGAGTTGGCGCGTCCAGGGCCGGTGCCGATTGTGATAGTCCAAGACTCAACAGCGCAACCGACAGCCATGCGGTCGAGCACATCGCTCGCTCCGGGCCGGATCTGTTCGATGAAGGAGAAGTACGGCAACTCGGTTCCATCCACACCACCGCCAGGATACAGCGGTATGCAGGTATAGACAAAGTTCGGCGTCGTTCCCGTAGGAGTGCACTTTCCGAGACCATACGCCATTGCCCAGGCTGCGATCTCGGAACTCAGGTACTTCTCAAGGCTGCCCGGAATGTCCCAGTTTGTTTTGTACGTCCTGGTGGGATACTCGTGCCCCTTCCCGAGTTCTTCCGCGTCGTTCTCCACAACGAGTTTCG